AAGGAAGAGTGCCTAGACTTACCTGAGATGACCTATGTAATCAGGGATGTGGAACTTACTGCCCAACAGAAGAAGTATTATGAGCTTTTGCGTAAACAACTTGTGGTGCAAACATCAGGTGAACAGATTACGTCTGTTAACGCCGCAGTCGGTTTAAACAAACTCCTACAAATATCTTGTGGTGCGGTGTACTCAGATAGCGGGCAGACTCTTACCTTTGACATTAAAAACAGATACAAGGTGCTGAAAGAGGTAGTCGAGGAGACTAAACAGAAAATATTGATATTTGTACCGTTTAAGCACGTAATTCATATTTTACTAGAGCGACTGACTAATGATGGTTACACGGCTGAAGTTATTTCCGGTGAGGTATCAGCAAGTAAACGAACAGATATATTTGCAAGATTCCAACAGACTGCTGACCCAAAAATATTAATTATTCAACCACAAGCCGCAGCGCATGGAGTAACTTTAACTGCGGCTGATACCGTGATTTGGTGGGGTCCTGTACCGTCACTAGAAACCTATGCACAAGCAAATGCAAGGGTTCACAGGGCAGGGCAAAGACATCCTGTAACCATAATCAAGTTACAAGGTTCTAATGCAGAAAAGCACATTTACAAAATGTTAGATAACAAAATAGACGATCACACAAAATTAGTTGATCTTTACAAGAATTTACTTGACTAAGTTAAAGTTTGATAGTATAGTTGTAGTTTTAGAGGAGAGAGAAGATGGAAAATGAAGGAGTATCAATAGAATCACTTACCCGTGTTTACATCAAGATGCGGACTAAGAAAGAAGAAATGAACAAGGAACTTGAAGCTAAAATATCTGAACTTGAGGAAAAGATGAGAACTGTAAAAACAGCGATTCTTGAACACATGAAGGATGTTGGTGCCGAAAGTATTAGAACAGAGTCGGGAACTGTATATCGCACAGTATTAACACGCTATACGACAAACGATTGGACTTCTATGCACAAGTTTATCCTTGAACATGAGGTGCCTGATTTATTGGAGAAGCGGTTGCAACAAACCAATTTGAAGGCTTTTTTAGAAGAGAATCCGGACATAATACCCCCCGGACTTAACGCTAACAACGAGTATTCAGTTACAGTAAAAAGGAGTAAAAATGGTTGATGATGCTTATGTCCCCATTGAAAAAGTAGCCGAACACTTTGCGGTGTCAGTTTCTACCGTAAGGACTTGGATACGAAACGAGGACATACCTGCCTTGAAGTTAGGAGGAATCTATCGCTTTAAGTTGTCTGAAGTAGAAGCGAAACTTCGTAACACAGAGGTAAGTGTTCCCCAAGAAGTAGCAATAGCAGTAGAAAAAGCAGTAAAAGAGCCAGTACAACTGGAATTTGATTTTAGCAATCCTGACAAGGATATTTAAGGAGAGAAGTATGAGTGAGATGACTTTGTTTAAAGGTGGTTTACCTGCCTATTTAAAAGGTGAGATGGATGACGCTACCAACGCATTAGCGGGTGGTGATTTAGGTGCAAGACGTATTAGCATCAAGGGCGGTGTATTCCGTGAGTTTGTTGGTGGTAAGGAATACCGTGTATCAGAAGAGCGTTTTATGAACGTAGTTATCGTCAAAGCCGCACCAAGTATTTCTCGGGTGTTCTATGCAGGTAGTTATGTTGAAGGCGAAGCTGTTGCCCCTGCTTGTTGGTCTGCTGATAATCAGCGTCCTGCACCGGAAGTAAAAGAGAAGCAAGCCGCCAACTGTCTAAGCTGCCCTAAAAATGTTAAAGGTTCTGGTCAAGGCGATGCTCGTGCTTGTAAGTATCAGCAACGGTTAGCATTAGTTATAGAGGGTGGGCAGGATGTGTATCAGTTAGTTCTACCTGCAACATCTGTATTCGGTGATGGCGAGAAGGGTAAGTTACCTTTGCAAGCATATGCACGGCATCTGAAAAACAATGGCACTCCGATTACAGGTGTCATTACTGAAATGCGGTTTGATACTTCAAGTCCTACACCGAAGTTAACATTCAAGCCGATTCGTGTAGTTACTGAAGAAGAGTTTGAAGTAGTGAAACAGGCTAAAGATTCACAAGCCGCTTTATCGGCAGTTATTTTAACCGTAGCACAGACTGATGGTGTTGGAGAGAAACCCAAAGCCCAGTTAGCCGCACCGAAAGAAGAAACTGAAATTGAGGAACCCAAGAAAGCCGTAGTTAAGAAGACAGCCGCTAAAGCTGAACCGGAATTAGCTGACTTAGTAGGCGAATGGGATGATGCTTAATTAATAGTTACGGGGGGAAAACGGGGAACACGTTGGCTCGGCAACGCTAAATAGCCTGTACATCGAAGTTAATCAACACGTTAGTACCCCCACCTTCAAAGGTGGTTATGAACACACAATTATTTTTAGAAAAAATACTTGGGGACGAAGGATATTACTGCATTCTTGGACTAGCGCAGGATAAAGTAGTTCAAAAGTTTTATACCAAGCTTCAAGATGTTATTAAAGTGGCGGAGAATTTTAAGGAGAACGGATATGATGCGTACTACGCACTAGCTACATTTGAAGATGCCAAGTCGAGGATGGCAAGGAACGTAAAACAACTTAGGTCATTATTCCTAGATTTAGATTGTGGTGCGGAGAAACCTTATGCTAACCATGCAGAAGCATTAGTTGCACTGAGGAAGTTCTGTAAAGATATTAAGTTGCCCAAACCCACGATTGTTAATTCGGGTGGGGGTATACACGCATACTGGGCATTTACAGAACCTATATCTCGGGAAGAGTGGTTACCTGTTGCTAAGAAGTTTAAGAAGCTTTGTGACGAATGTGATTTACGGATTGATAGGGCTGTACCTGCCGATGCCGCTCGTATTTTAAGGATTCCGGGGACTTTGAACTTTAAGTTAGAGACTCCAAGAGATGTTAGCATTATTGGTGAACTAGCACAGAGTCTACCGTTTAGTTTCTTTAAAGGTATTATTGGTGAAGTAGTTGAGGCAGAAAAGACTTATATACCCCGTGGTGAGATGGACGAAGTTACAAAATCTATTCTTGGTAACTTTACGAATAAATTTAAAACAATAATAGTAAAAACAATAGCAGGTGAAGGTTGCAAACAATTAGAGTATATTATTAAGAATCAAGCCACAATGAATGAGCCTATGTGGAGAGCAGGATTATCTATTGCCAAATTTTGTGTAGATGCTGATACTGCCATGCACAAAATCTCTGCTGAGTACCCTGACTATACACCCGAAGGTACAGAAAAGAAGTTAATGGGTATCAAAGGAGGTCCTTATACTTGTGTGAAGTTTGAAGAGTATAACCCCGGAGGTTGTACGGGTTGCCCCAACAAGGGTAATGTTAAGTCTCCGATTGTTTTAGGTAGAGAAGTACAGGAAGCATCAGAGCAAGACAACATTGTTGAAGACACGGTATATGGTATTGACCAAGGGCATACACAGACTTATGTTATCCCTAAATATCCTGAGCCGTATTTTAGACCAAAGAATGGCGGTGTTTGTAAACGGATAATCAAGCAGGGAGATGAGATAGAGGTAATGATTTATCACAACGACTTGTATGTAACCCGTAGACTAATGGACTCCGACTTAGGTGAGGCAGCGGTTGTGCGGTTGCACTTACCAAAAGACGGTGTAAGAGAATATACAGTACCACTCTCGGCAATTACTTCTAAGGATGAGTTTAGAAAGCATATGTCCACCAAGGGTGTTGCCGTAATTAAAATGGACCAAATTATGAGTTATGTAAATACATGGGTTAATGAAATGCAATTTAAAGTTAAAGCAGATGTAGCACGGAGGCAGTTTGGTTGGACAGATAGCGAAAAATTTGAATCGTTTGTAGTTGGGGATAAAGAAGTTTATGCAGACCGTATAGACCATAACCCCCCATCTATGGCTACGGCTAAGATGATTCGGGAAACCTTTATCTCCAAGGGTACGCTAGACGGTTGGAAAGAGACGATGGAGTTTTATAACAAGCCGAATATGGAGTTGCATCAGTTTGTTATCGGACTTGGTTTCGGCTCAATCTTTTCTGCGTTTACTTCTATTCATGGTGCGATACTGCACATTCATAGTAAGGAGACAGGGTTAGGTAAGACAACAGCAATGTTTGCAGCCGCTAGTATATGGGGGGACCCCGGGACTTTGGTGTTGAAAGAAAACGATACGGCTAACTCTAAACTAAACCGTGTAGAACTACATAAAAATATACCTACGTTTGTAGACGAGGTTACAAACTCTATTCCTGTAGGGTTAAGTAATTTTGCATATAACTTTACTTCCGGCTCGCAACCTAATAGGATGTCTTCGGGTAGTAACCAAGAGCGTATTAGAGGGGCGAACTGGAAAACGACTTGTGTAACTACAGGTAATACAAGTATGTTAGAACGAATTGCGGCATACAAGGCAATGCCGAAAGCAGAGGCGGCTCGAATATTAGAAGTAAAAGCCCACGAAGTTATTGGCTTATCTAAGGCAGAAGGGGATGAGTTTAGCGAGAAAATTAATAACAACTATGGTCACGCATATATACCGTTTCTACAATATGTAATGAATGACGTACCCGGGATAAGGGCGTTGTATAAGCAGACTCAACTTATTATAGATAAAAAGGCAGAGTTCAAGAACCCTGATAGGTTTCACTCCGTACTTATTACCAATGCGATTATGGGGTTGATGATTGCTAAGAAGGTTGGATTAATAAGTTACGACATAAAGCCTGTACTTGCTTGGGCGCTGGGGAAGGTTAAAGAATCACAGACTACGCAGAACGAACTTGATATAGATGCCGAGGGTATTCTGACTTCTTACTGGGCTGAGAACTATACCAATGTACTACGGATTAAAAGTACAGATGATGCACGGAATCCCACTTCCGGTGTAGACCATTTAGTTGTGCCTGACGGTTCACCAAGGGCTACCTTTGTAATGCGGTATGAATATGATATTAAGATGTTGTATCTATTTATGGCACCTTTAAAATCGTGGTGCGTTAAGCAACAGATAAACTATTCGGGATTTATTGAAGCACTCAAGAAGGGTAGAACGAAAGCAAAGATAGACAAGAAGCGTATGGGTAAGGGCACTAATAATAACTTACCATCACATAGCGTTTTGTTTGTAGATTGTATAGACTTTATGGAAGATGATGCAGAAATCCCCAAAATCAATAGCATTGAAATTTGACCAACTTAGTCCTGATGGAGTACGGATTGAGGTTGATTGGGACAAGTTTGTTGTAGGAACGTCTACATTTATACCTGCAATCAATCTTACAAAGTTAAACAAAGAGATGCAAGAAGTAGCAAGGCTTAAGCAAATACAGCTAAAAGGGTTTGACCGGATAGAAAATGGTAAATTGGGGATGCGGTTTTGGAGAGTTCTGTGATATTATGATTGCACAATCACTCTCTCTCCGATTGTAAATGTAGTGCTCCTTCACTTTGCCCCCGCCCTTGCGGGGGATTTTTTTAGTTGTATGCGGCGATGTTATCTAGCATCTCTTGTTCTAACTTCTTACTGTATTGAACACCATTTACCATCCGTTTACTTGCGTCAAGGAATGCACGACTTGATCTTTCAAATGTTTCTGCATTAATACCAAGACCCGGATGTTTACGATTAAGTTCCATTAATTTTTCTTTAGCTTCTTCTCTAGCCTCAACATCGCCAACACGGTCAGAAATGTTATAGCGTTGTAACAGTTTATTTTTCTCATCAAGAATTGCTTTTTCAATACCTTTGTTTTTAGCATTGATTGCTTGTTGTAAAGACAACTCAGCGGGGGTAAACCCTAATGCTTGTGCACCTATACTAAAGATACTGAAATCTTCAATCATTGGGTCACCACGCATTGTCGTAGCGCCCTCGGTACCGTACCGGAAACTCTTCATAGCGTTACCTAAGAAAGACGGAAGTATATCTTCAATACCACGTTCTATATTGCCTTCTTGTATCTTGCTTAACCCACGCATAATTTTAGAACCCGCACCGTAAGCTGGTCCGCCAAAGGTTTGTAAGAACGCATCTTGGAATGTTGCAGATTGAGATGTTGGGTTTGTTCTAAATATTAAATCACTTAAACCAATACGTCCGGCAACATCTAATCCAGTAATTTCATTAATCAAACCTTTGTATACAAACTCACCAATATATTTACGGGTTGCAGTTTCAAAGTCATCTTCGTCATCATCTGCAAACAAGTTGTATACCATAGCAGCCATACCAAACATTGGTACCCCTTGTAGTCCTGAGAACAACGCAGCGGTACCATATATACCAGCAATTTGTCGCATAGCAGCTTTCTTCACCTCTTTATCTTGGTTTTGCAAAGCATCTCTTGTAATTTTAAATAGTAAATAGTACATGGATACCCCGTACCCTTTGTACATAAACAGCACCTTACCTAAAGCATTTTTAGAAATAAGCGGTGCGTTACCTGCGGCTATATTACCGTTTGTTAATTTAGCTACATCTACAGCGTATCTGGCGGCAGCGTCTTCAGCTGCTTGACCCTTAATACCTTTACCGTGTAATTTAGCTAACTGTAAATTATATGCAGCCATTAAAGATATTTCACGATTCATACGGTCAGCGTGATGAAACGCCCAGCCGGAAGTAGTATTTATTGTGTTAAGAATATTTTTACGCCCGTCAACTTCAAGCACATCATAGAATGAGGAACGGTTTAACTGTCCTTCTCCCGCTGCCAAATCATACAAAGTTTTTAACCTTCTAATTTCGGCAGGTAATTTAGCATTGTCAAAGTCGTAATTGCTCATAGACGGCATAGCTTTACCAGTAACTTTTTCTTTACTACCAATCATCTCTGCGGTTTTAGCATACCCACTAGCAAAAAATGCTCTTCTAGCCGCACCTACTTCTTTTATTGTATCTGTCCAACTATGGTCTCCGGCTAGATATGGCATTACTACCATTGGCAACTGCGCTAACTGCACAACTGCCGAGGACACGTTAAACCCTAATTGATAGTTAAAAGTAAGTGTGTTAACAAGGTTAGCTGTTTTTGTTATGATATTGTTATTGTTCGCACTATTTGCGGCAATATGCTTTTCAAATATTTTTATGTATTCATTAACTAGTTTATTATCTTTAGCGTCAGTACCCTTAGTCATCGCTTTAGATAATGTCTTCATGTCCGACATTAACTTGTTAATCTTTGCACCGTATATCATCCTACCAACTTGTTGAGTTGTACTATACAACCGGTCCCGTAGCGCTTCTACAGCATCCTCTTTGTAACCTAACACGTTTTGACGTTTTCTAAATGACTGAGCAAAAGATGTTTCCGGCAACGTACTAATGTATAGACGCATTACTTCTTCGGAGTTTTCTTCGTATTTTTCTAACGCTGCTTTATGTTTTTCTTTTTGATTAGCCGTAGCATTATCGGGTAGTTTAGGTTTGTTGCTCTCTAATACTTGCAACACTTTATTAACAAAACTTCCTGATGGCGCACGGGTATATTGATACTCAGCTAGTTTAGAAAACTGCTCAATGTTAGAAGCACCTTCTTTTTTAAGTTCTTCTATGGCTCTAGTGCGAGCACGTTCATATTCAAACGCTTCGATATAAGTTTCTACCTGCCCACTTTTATCTCTCATGTTATACGACAACCAGTAATTACCTTTACGAGTTAAGGCAAAGTAAGGCTCAATCTTACCTTGTGCAACTAATTTAGCCATAATATCGGATTTAATTTTTGCTTTAATAGTGTCGTCTACGCTAAAGGTTTCAATTCTTTCATTGATTGCCCTAACAATTTCATTGTATGTAGCGCTGTAAGCATTACGCATATCAACATATAACTTCTTACCAGACCCACTTAATCTGTTGTACTCGGCTTTTACCTTGTTGTAATTTGCATCCCAAGTTTTATCTTTTTGCGTAGCCTCTGGATAATCTGTTTTTTCTTTAGTTGGGTCGGCTTTGCTTGTTGTACTACCGTATACAACAGAATTAAATAATTTAACCATCTCAGGAGTTGCTTGTTTAACCCACGCTTCAGCCCTACGAACTAGCGGTTCAATTTTTTCATTTTGTCCGTTAATATATTGAGATTGCTCGTCAATTAATTTACCAATGCCTGTAGCACCTTTTAACCCAACCCGTTCAGCTTCCATACCCAGCACATTAACAGGCAGGGAAGAAAGGATTGCAGTTAGTGCGTTGCCGAATACACCTTTCTTAAGTACCTCATGTAATGCGTTTGCACGGTTCTGATT